TGCTCGTTTAGAGTATAAAGGACCTTCAAGGGTACTTCCCAAACGTCCCAACGTTGCTGAAGCAGCGAATAGGTTTGGATTATCAGTTACTAATCAAGGAGCTATATATGGGTAACTATGTTGGACTTGGCAATTGTGCAAAATGTGGTAAAGCAAAGATTGATGTACATGGTGAAATCAGGTGTATTTTTTGTGAGGCAGAGAAGAATGTCCCTTCAGGATTAGTAGTAAAGATTGACGATCCTGGTGAGGCCAAGATGGCTCAGGTGTTAGCAGCTTCAGGGATCGCAATTCCTAAAGCTCCTAAACTGGGTGTAACTAGGAATGATGTAATGCCACAAAATCTTCAGAATAATTTTAGTCTAGAGGCACGAGTTGAACAAGCCCTTGGAATTCTTAAGTCTCTTCCAATGCCTAAAGATTTAAAACAATTTAAAGCAATTAATAAAGCAATACAATCAGTAGAAAAGATTGTGGGAGAATAAAATGGCAACAAACATGGATATTAATAAGAATAAAAATGCTACAACTCCTGTATTTGAATTTTCAATTCCCCGGAATGAGGTTGACGTTGATTTAGCTATCGGCGAGTTTGGAGAGATCTGCATTCCTGTTGAAGTGGTTGAAGTTGGAAAAGACGCAGTTACGTTTAGAAAACGAGGTAAAGCTGAAGCTGAAGATATATTTAGATCAGAACCTCTTGAAAAAATGAGAGAACGTATTGGAGAAGTGGAAGACGAAGAAATGCCAATGAAATCAGAGGAGAAATAATATGTCACGAGAACTAGAATTTGCAATTTCAAACTCAGCTACTGAAATTAGAGTATCATCTACACTAAATTCAACTGATTTTCCAATCCCAGGAGTGATCCTAATTGATTCTGAACAGATAAAATATGAAAATCTAACTGACAGAGAATTTATTGGATGTACTAGAGGGTACAATGGAACAAGTGCAGCTTCTCATGTAAAAGGAGCTGATGTTCTATTTTATTCAGTTGTTCCTGCAAGTACGTCTACGATAACTGAAGATTCATTTGTAAGTATAAATAATGGTGATTCATTAGTTCCAGCATACTCCTTTTTAAATGAACCAACGAGTGGACTATACTTTGATCCAGCACTTGAATCTACTTGTATTGCTTCATTTGAAGTTCCATCAGTGGCTTTTGATAGTACGATAATCCCTGGTGAAACACGAATGCTACTGTGGGATGTTGATTCTGGTGATTTAGTGCGAGTTTCTGTTGGAGCTGCTGATTCTGGTGGAGTTGGGTATAAAGTATTAAGAATCCCTAACTAAGGATATTTAAATGGCTTTAGACTTTCCTAAATATCCTACGGATGTTAGTGATGGTGATGAGCATTCTCATTCTCCACACAAAACGCACGATTCTATATTAGCTACTGAACGTGGTACTGATTTTACAAGACGCATAGAAACAGATGCTAATAGAAACGTATATGTCAATGTAGCTGGAAATTCATCTTTACCAGCCAGTGTTGATACATTAGCTACTGGAGCACAGACAAGTATCTCAGCTAATTTATTAACTACGATTGTGACATATACTGCTCCCTCGACAAAAGGAATTACTCGAATAAGTGTTAGTGGAACTGAGTATGCAAAGTATCAGCTCTTTAAGAATACTAATTTAATCGAAACTAAGCGTACTGGACCGGATAGGAGCACTGATTTTATATTTAGTAGCCCATTAGCAATGTCCTCTGGTGACGTACTGGACGTTAAAGTAATACACTTTTACACAGGCAACACACTAGACGTAGAATCCTCAATTTACGGAGCATAAGATGTCAGATTTAGGTAGTTCATATCCTGTAGCTCTAAATATAGTTGAAACAAAAGAAATGAAGTTAAAGTGGATTAAGTACGCTAAGCAGGAGCGTATTTCAAAGATTAACCACTTGAAACAATCCATTGAAGATTTGCTTAATGGCAAAATTCCTGATCTTGAGCGTCAGATACTCCATGCACAGCAAGAATTACAGCAGCTTGAAGCGCATGAAACGACAATAAAAAATGCTGTAGATTCTAATATTAGTTAGGAGGTATAATATGGCTGACAATCATTTTGCTACACTTGTCTCTAAAGATAGTGCAGTTAATGCGGTTGCGAATCCAATCTATACTTCAATATCTGATGGAACGGACACTCTTGCTATTGATGCCAGTGGAAACATTGCTGTCACAGATGGTGGATTGTCTCTCACTGTTGACGGAACTGTTGCTGTTTCTTCCGTTGGTGGTACAGTCACTGTTTCTGCCACAGACTTAGACATTCGTGATCTTACTCATGTGTCTGATAGCGTTAAAGTTGGTGATGGTACTGACTTCTTAGCTATTGATGCTAGTGGTAATATCGGAGTTACGGATGCAGGTGGTTCTTTAACAGTCGATGGTACGGTTGCTGTTAGCAGCGTTGCGGGAACTGTTACGGTTTCAGCAACTAACCTTGATATCAGAGACTTAACGCATGTTTCAGACAGTGTTAAGATTGGAGATGGAACAGACTTTTTAGCGGTTGCTGCGGATGGAAGTATTGCGGTTACTGACAATGGTGGAAGTTTAACAGTTGATGGATCTGTGACTGTTAGTGCTACTGACTTAGATATTCGTAACTTAAACCTTACGGATGATGCAGTTAAAATTAGCGCAAACACCACTGCCAATGGTCCTGCAAATCCCATCTATGTGTCGTTTTCTTCTGGAGCGATCACAGGTGAAGTGCATAATTATGATACATCCACGGTTGCTGGTAGTGGTACGGATAATCATGATTACACTGTGGCTACATCAATGCTTGTTAAGAGTATAATTGTTGGTTCATCCGGTGCTCTTAAAGCAGAGTTACAAACAGGACCAGTTGCTTCATTAGTTACGAAAGCAGTGTTATTTATTCCGAAAGTGGGAGGATCACAGCAAGTTGTGTTTGATCCACCTATTGAAGTTCCTGTGACGGGTACAGGGACTGTTCGTATAATTCGGACAAATCGTGAAGGATCGTCTAATGACGTTTATTCCACGATTATAGGTATTGACGCATAAAGTATTTAAATATTCCTTGGGGAGTTCAAATCTCCCCAGGGAGTATATATTAGGAGATAAATATGCAAAAGAAGCAAAATCCTCAGGCTCCAGAGAATACCCAACCAAAAAAGGTTGATCAACAGTATCAAGTTAAAGTTACAAATGAAAATGCAGCAGTATTAGCAGTACACTTTTTACAGCAAATCTATGCTCGTCTAGGCTATATAATTAAACTCATTGAAAAACCAGCGGAGACAAAATAATGGCTGATTTAAGCACAGATGAAACACAAGAAGTAATTATTAGAGCAGGATCAACCTCTAGTAATGAACTTGAAGTAAACACAGATGGATCTATTAATAGTCGTACTATTTCTTATGGTCCTAATAGTGCGTATGTAAGAATTAGCACGAACACCACCACTCTTGTTAAGTCTGGTGCAGGCTTTTTACGAAGAATCATTAAAACTCAAGGTGGGACATACACCCTTTACGATAATACCTCGGCAGCTGGTACTATTATTCACACAAACTCTGGAACAAACCCACAAGGAACTATTTGTTATGACATTCCATTTACTACGGGATTAACAATTGTTACAACTTCTGGACCTGACCTTGTGGTAGTTTACGATTAAAGGAAGTGGCTATGGATTTTAACACTGGAATTTATGAGTTTGTTGGAAGATCGGCTGGACCTTTGAATGTTTCAGCAGGACAATCCAACTCAATTTTACTATTAATGACTGAGGATGTCTACATAGATGGTGGAATGATCTATGCGGAAAATGGAAAAGTAGGAGACTGGATTAAGGCTGAAGTTGTTGATGTAGATAATATGTATGGATTTGGAGCAAACACTGTCCTTTATACATATATAGAAAAGTGGTTTATTATTCCAAATGATAAAACTATTATCCAAACACCGTATTCTGGCAAGATTTCTGCTGGAATGTACTTAAAAATTACATATACCTCTACTGGTGATACAGACGTATCCATATTTGGCAATTATAGATTACATCGAAGAGTATCTTAGCAATGAAATTAGGATCTAATAAAACTCCTGTCATGTGGATACTGATTGCTTTAATATTTGCAATGATTGGATATGATGCTTGGGCTTGTGCAGACAGAAAACACAGAGATACAATCAGTAAAATAGTAACGAATTCATCTAGAAAGTATTTAATTATACCGTTTTTGTGTGGGTTTTTAATGGCCCACTTCTTTTGGTCACAGCATCTTAAAGATATAAGTGAAGAAATAAAATGAATAAGAACACAACAGCCTATCGAAGAAAAATAGCTGGATTATGCATTGGATGTGGTAGACAAGCTCCTGAGAATAGTAAGGTTCGATGTACTAACTGTCTTAAAATCTCTGCTGATTATGTTTTAAAGAAAATTAATAATTTACGCTCCCAGGGACTGTGTAAATGTGGAACAAAGCCAGAACAGGGGAAAATGTGTACCAGATGTAAAGCAAAGTATAGACTTATTAATCCAATTAAGTATAGAAAATTAAGAGATTTAGTTTTCAGTAAATATGGTGGATACAGGTGTAGTTGCTGCGGGGAAACTGAGGTCATGTTTTTAGAGATTGATCACATAAACGGTGGAGGAAATAAGCATCGAAAAGAAACAAACTACTCTGTCTATCAGTGGATAAAAAATAACAACTTTCCATTCGGATTTCAAGTTTTGTGTCACAACTGTAATAAAGGAAAATATCGGAACGGAGGTGTGTGTCCACACAAGGAGAAAATTTATGTTGGCTAGTCAGATTATCACAGATGTACGGAGGGAATTACTTGAACTAGGTGCTCAGAACTTCTGGTCTGACACAGAACTTTTAAGGCACTTAAATAGAGCTGAGCTGGATTTTGTTAATAGGACTAGAATTTTAGAGGATTCTGCTCAACTTAACCTAATTCAAGGGAGATCAGACTATCCTCTTCCTGCCAATTGGGTGTCAGCCAGACTTGTGATGCACAACATCCCTGGAGATAACAATGTTCCTCAATGGAGAAGGATCTATCCATCTAATCTAGAGAAGATGGCTCAGGAACATCCTAATTTCCTTGATAACTCAATTAACTCACAAGGAAGACCACAGAAATACTACATTTGGGGAAACGTATTAAACATCATTCCTGCTCCAAATGCTGATTCTGCTACAACCATGATGCTGTTCTATAAGTCCAAACCGATTGCAATCACTGATCCAGATTCACAGCATATTCATATTGATGATACTCTTAGTGAAGCCCTTACTGCCTACGTGTTATGGAAAGCTTGGGCTAAAGAGAAAGAAACAGATTTAGCTGATGCACAGAAACAGACATACTTTGAGTACGTTGCTGAAGGAAGACGTTGGCTAAAGAAGAAATCAGGAGATCAAAGATTTCGAATTGATATTGATTCACCCATATCGTTTGAAGGCGATAATGGATTTTCACCACTAATTTAAGGAGAATACTATGCTTTCAGAAAACTTAAAGATCACAGGACACATTAACATAAAACTCTTTGGACCTGATGGAGTGCTCAAAGATGAACGAGATATACATAATTTAGTTGTTACTGCTGGAAAGAACTATTTAGCCTCTTGGTTAGCTGCTGCTAGTCAGGCTGGATATTTTATGCAGTACATTGGACTTGGAGAAGGAACCACATCACCAGTTAGCACTGACACCACTTTAGAAACTCCTCTTCCAACTAGAGTTGCTGGAACAATCACATCAAGCACGAATGTATGGCAAAATGTGGCCTCATTTGGAGCTGGAGTTAATACAGGATCTATAACTGAGGTTGGACTGTTTTCTGCTGCTTCTGGTGGAACTATGTTAGCCAGACAAACATTCGGCGTTTTAACAAAAGGTGCTGCTGATACGATCTCATTCACTTGGCAAATCACCATTAGCTAATTTTAATTTAGGAGAAATAACATGGCTTCATATCCTACTAACACACCTGATGATGCTTCATTATACATAGCGTTAGATAACTTTGGTACTACGCTAAATGGAGCCATTAATGCTAGTCAAACTACAATAACTTTAACGTCAGTTACTGGATTACCTGTTGTTGGAATCCTTCAGGTAGATTCAGAAAAAATTAGATACACCGGAATATCTGGAAATGATATAACAGGCTGCACACGAGGATTCTCTAGTACAGTAGCTGCTGCTCATTCCAATGGAGCTCAAATTGAGTTTTTGGTGTTTGAAGAACACCACAATGTATTGAAAGATGAGATCAAGGCAATAGCATTAGATTTACGAGATTCTTTTTCAGCAGATTTAAATGATTCTGCGACTGTTGCTGCTACTGCTTCTGATTTAACTGAACGACTAGATCAAATTGTCACTCAAATAAAAGAGATTATTGGAGGAGCTGATTGGAAAGATTCAGTTCCTATAGGGCTAAGTAGTCTTACTTCAAAAGCCAACCAAACACTTAATAATCTTGCATCAGTAGCAATAAACACAAGTCTTATTAGTGATACAGATAATACAGATGATCTAGGCTCAACAACAGTAAATTGGAAAAATTTATATTTAAAAGGTTCTATTTTTTATGGAACTACTGAAGATTTAAAATTTGCTGATGGTATATTTGGTTCTCCAACCCATTTCTCGTATACTATTGGTGGTCAGTCTATCGCTGATTTTCAGTATAGAGAAGATACAAATAAACTTTATTGTAGATCACTTATCATGGCTGAAAATGGAGATACCGTAGATTTAGGAATACGGAGATTCGATGGAACGTATGACAGTCCATCTGCACTGTCGGCAGGATCTCTAACTGGTGTAGTCTATTTTCAACCGTATGGATCTAATGGCGATTTTCACAGTTCTACACCAGGCAGTCCGTATTACGGAAGAATTGCACAGATCCAAGGGAGATGTTATGAGGCACCTACTGGAACAAATAGAGCTGGAGCACTGGGATTTTTAACAACTAAAAGTGGAGAAGTTATTGTCCGAGAAAGGATGTGGCTAGACCATCAGGGATACTTAGTTATAGCAGGTAGAGGAGCGTCTGAGGATGCTTCATTAGATTCTTCTAATACTATAGGATCTGGAAACTTGACTATCACAGCATCAGATACAGCCAGTGCATCAGCTATTTCTATTAGAAAAGTAACATCTTTATTGAATGGATATGATTTTAGTTATGTGAACTCTAATGATTTATTGGCATTAGAAGCAGTAAATTCTGGAACTAAATCTACTCTTGTAACTTTTAATCGATCCACTCTAGCTACTCAATTCCAAGGAGTAATTGACACCAATGGAAACACTATAGCAAGTCTTACTTCAGAACCGTTTAGGGGTGATTGGAATGGGTGGGTAGATCCAAATGAGACATGGACTTATGCATCTTCTACATCTTTTACTATATCAGGGGATAAAACATCTAAATATTCTGTTGGAGATAAACTAAAACTGGATCAAAGTGGTGTGAAATACTTTTATGTTACTGCTGTTTCATATAGTAACCCAAATACGACAGTTACTATAACAGGAGGAAGTGATTATACACTAGCTAATAGTGCAATATCTTCTCCAAGATATTCGAAACTAGAAACTCCCAGCGGGTTTCCTGTGTGGTTTAATTATAGTGCGGTAGCTAGTGGAAGTACAGGATCAGCAGGAACATATTCACAAGATAACCAGACAAGACGGTTTAAGCTAGAAGGAACGTATTGCTCATTTAATATTTCCTTTCGAATTACTGATAAAGGCTCTTGGACCGGAAACGTCCTTGTCAATAGACCAATAAATCAAGTGACATCGGATTTTGGATCAGAAGGACTTTTAATAGCAACCGGAGGAACTACAACGAGAGCATTTTTTGTAGAGCATGGAACTTCTGGATACTTCCAAGCGCAGGATGCTGTCTATTCATCTAACATAAATTGGAGTTCCGTAGCAGTAAATGACACTGTTCATTTATTAGGTTCTTTTAGGATAGCTTAATATGGCTCATAAATTTGGAACTAAAAAATATGGAACAACTAAATATGCAGCATACTTAGGGATTATTCTGTCCGAATCTGTGTCTATGTCTGACACAGTAACTAAAGATTCGATTAAAGCTCTATCTGAATTTGTGTTCTTACTGGATTTACTGTCTAAGCAAGTTTTAAATAAAGGATTGTCAGAATCCATTCAACTTATTGATTGGATGACAAAGAATCGAGATAGCGAAACTACCTGGAGTGACTAATGAAGAAAGTAAAGATCTCCATACCTGAAGAAGACTTTGGAACTCTTAATACCAAGTATCCAGCAGACTCATCAAAAGTATCAAACGATAGTTTCACTGCTGGTACTAAGAATATTGAAACCTCAGTTAAAGGTGTTATTACCAAAAGAAAGGGAGGTGTGACGTACAGCACTCTTCCTACTCCTCCTAGAGATCAATATGAAGCCATCTTCTCTGATGGTGTTCGTCATCTATTAACTGTGGATAATGGTAATCTTAGGTACACTTCAGGAGATGGAAATGAAACTCTTGTGTTAGCTGGATTAACAGCTACACTAAACAATGAGTTTGCTACTACCCAAGATAGGGTGTACTTTGGTAATGGAATTCAAAAGAAAGTGTATGATAAGCAAACTAATTATGGTGGACAGCCTTATACATTTCCGACACAGACCACTAAGAATATGGGAGCACAAGCTCCTAGTGCTGCTCTTTCTGGAGTTGGTGCTGGATCTGGTTCTGGTGTGGCTGCTGGATCATATAAATACAAAGTTACCTTCGTGTATTATGACTCTGAGGAGTCTAATGGTGGACCGGAGTCTACTGTTGTTACTATTGGGGCTCCTCAAGATATCAGCCTATCCAGTATCCCTCTTGGTGGATACGGAGTTACACAAAGAAAGATATATAGAGCTTCTTCTACAGATTCATATACTCAGTATCTTTTAGTTGCAGTTATAAGTAATAATACTGCCACTACAACCACAGACTCCACTGGAACTGGTTTAACCTCTATTCCTATTGATCAAGGATTACCACCTGATTTTACTCTAATTTCTCTGTACTTAGATCGCTTATTTGTAGCAGGAGTGGCAGGAGATCCATATTTTATTTTTTATTCTGAGCCAGGACTACCTGATATATATCCTGCGTTAAACTACATCCCATGTAACCAAGAAGACCCTATTACTGGAATAGTTGTCTATTTAGATCGTCTGATTGTATTTAACAGACGTTCAATGGGACAGATCTTAGGAAAAACCTCAGATCAATTTAGGTATGCTCCAATACAAGGATCTATTGGCTGTGTGGATAATAGGACAATCCAAACTCGTGTTATTGACGGTGTGCCAGTTCTTGTCTGGTTATCAGATAAAGGATTCTATGCCTATAATGGTAATAGTATTGTTTATATCAGTGATGCTATTGAAGACCAAGTGAACTCAAACATTCAACAAAGTGTTATTCAAAAGAATAGGATATCTCATAGTGACTATGCTATCTTTACTGCTGGAACCTGGAGCGACGGGGCTAATCCATTTACTAGTGATCAAACGAAAGGTGGAATTAATTTAGAAGCTAACCAAGGCACTATTACTACTAAAGGACCTTATTGGGATACAGGAGTACATCCTCTTGCTACTTATGAAGAACAAACAAACCCAAAGAAGGTATTTGACACAGAGGATGAGTGGGATGATGGAACTACCAAAACAAATT